TGTTACAGAGTATCCTGACAGTCCACCTATATAAACACTTACATCAGCCGTCGTATTGCTATACGCAGCTTGATAACCTACAGCAGTGTTGTTATTGGCTGTGGTGTTGCTATACCCAGCCTGATACCCTACAGCAGTGTTGTATGAGGCTGTGGTGTTGGCTTGTAGTGACTGATGCCCAATAGCGGTGTTGTAGCCCCCAGTAGTATTTGCACTAAGAGCAGCACCTCCACAAGCTGTGTTAAAACTGCCCGTGGTATTCCGACCTAGGGCGTTGTAATAAGAAGCATTATTAGCCCCGCCTATCGCAGTGTTATCAGTACCTGATGTATTTGCCTCAAGAACAGACCTGCCAACAGCAGTATTTCCGTTTCCAGTGCTGTTGATAAGAGCGTTATACCCTAAAGCAGTGCTGTAGTTTCCGGTGGTGTTTGTTTGGAGTGCTTTATAACCAATAGCCGTTATTTCACCAGTCGTATTACTATACCCCGCTTGGTAGCCAACTGCGGTGCTGTTAGAGCCTGTGGTGTTGTTGGTGAGGGCAGATGAGCCAACGGCTGTGTTGCTAGTGCCCGAAGTAGTGCTACCAAGCGCATAAGAACCAATACCAATGTTGTCTGAACCCGTAGCGTTGTATAAGGCGTTATAGCCAATACCAACTAAGTCATTTGACGTTGAATTTGAGCGAACGGAATTTGTACCGAGCGCAACAATTCTTGTGCCAGTAGTGTTTGTATACCCAGCCTGATAACCAACAGCAGTGTTGTTAGAGGCTGTGGTGTTGGAGAATAAAGCAGAAGTTCCTATGCCTACGTTGTATGAACCCGTTGTGTTGGAATATAAAGAATTGCGGCCAATAGCAATTACATCTGTTGCACTTGTTGATGAATACAATGCAAGTGAGCCTATTGCAACCGCATTACTGCCAGTGAATGTACCAAAACCCGACTGAAAACCTACAAAAATACTATTTGTGGCAGTAGTAACACCAACACCAGCTTGGTATCCGCTGAATACGTTTTGACTGCCGGTTGTGTTGTTGTAACCAGCTTGATAGCCAATTGCTGTGTTGCTATTGGCTGTGGTGTTAGAAAATAGTGCGGAATTACCAAATGCAGTGTTAAACCCACCTGTTGTATTTGACTGAAGGGCGCTCACACCAGTTGCACTGTTATATGACCCACTGGTGTTGTAATACAGCGCATTCAGACCAACAGCAACATCTTGTGCGCCTGTTGAATTTGTCGTCAAAGCACTAGCACCCACAGCAGTGTTGGTAGAAACACTACCAGCCCCTTGACCCACAGTCAGTCCGTGGATAGAGGCGTCATTGGCAAGGATCAACGATGTGCCGTTGAAGGTCATGTTGGCCGAGCCAGCCAAGTTCCCCGAACTGTTGTATTGAACTTGAGTGTTCGATCCACCGGCAATACCTGCACCGCCAGCACCAGCCAACACCTTGATAGCTGAACCAGTGTTGTAGTACAGCTTACCGTCAGCATAGTTGATCGCCAACTCACCCACAGCCAAGTTGCCCGTTGTGGGGACATTGCTGGCAGTGCCAGAGTTGAACAGGATGATTGGGGTGTAGCCTGATGCTGCCATGGTTTTTCCTTAGAAAGTGCCACCGTTGATGCCTGATGTTAGGGCATTATTGGTGTAATTGTATGTCAGGGATGAGTTTGTGTTAACCGGCTGATTTCCTGTTGCCGATGCGCTGAAATGCAGGTAATTCGCGGCTCCTGAGCCAGCAGTCAACGCCACGTTCGTTGCGTTTGTTGCGGTTCCTGCGGTCGCTGCATTCAGATTAGCAACCTGAGTCGTGCTGGCCACCACAAACGGCGCTGTTCCGGTCGAAACAGTCGATGTCAACTGACCCGACATGTTCAATGTCGTCACGCCTTGGATGTAGCTGCTGGCCAAGTTCAACCCAGCAGTGCCCCATGTGATAAAGCCAGTTGCGCTGTTGCCGGGAGGCAAAATATAGCCCGCCCAGTTGCCAGTTGCAGCACTGTTCGAAAGCGAATAAATCCAACCAGCACCACCGGGGACAGCAGTCGCCAACGTGTTGCCTGCACTGTCTTGAACAGTCACGTTGGCAGTCGAGTCATTGTCAACGATGTAGCCCAAACCAGCCGGGACGGTAGTCTCATCAGGGAACTTGAGTGTCTGAGTCGTTGTGCCGCTGAAGTGCTGATACCGAGTCGATGCGGCCGTCAGCGTGGTTGTTCCTGCTGCGGTGACCGTGTTCGTGTAGCCGGGAGCCTCATTGTTGTAAATGATGTTGGCATTTGCATCACGCAAAACAACTGAATTAGCCCCACTTGACGATGTAACCCCAGTGCCGCCGTTGGCTACCGCCAGCGTTCCAGCGACAGTTACTGCCCCTGAAGTGGCTGTTGATGGCGTCAATCCGGTTGTGCCAAAGCTGAGTGTGGTCACGCCAATACTCGACAGATTCGACCATGTAGGTGCGCCAGTACCGCCAGAGGTCAGCACTTGACCGCTTGTGCCAGCCGCAGAGATGGCTGTGGCCGATGCGGTGGAGTAATAAATACCACCAGCCACTGCGGTCAGATTAGCATTCGTGCCGCCACTGGCCAAGGCCAAAGTGCCGCCCAGAGTGATTGCGCCAGCCGTAGCAGTCGACGGTGTCAAGCCAGTTGTACCAGCGCTGAATGTCGACACAAAGTTGCCAGACAAAGCACTTGTCGGGATCGTTGTAGAGGCCGTTACAGCACTTGTTCCGTTGGCATACATGTAACCGGTCAATCCAGTCACGATGAGGCTGCTAAAGGCCTCTGTAGAGCCGCCCAGAACCTTTTCCCATGCGTTGGTAGTTCCGTTAAAGATCGCCCAGTCACCGACCGACCACAGCGAGATGCCGTTCAATGTCGTTGTACCGGCAGTTGACACGATGTAGTAGTTGTTGTTCGTGCCCACGCTCGATGTCAGTGTCGGCGTGTTCGTTGAGGCGTTCCATGTGCCTTGGTAAGCGGGTGAATTCAACGCATTGGTGCTGATTGACGTGATCTGACCTTGAGCGTTGACCGTCAAAGTCGGGATTGACGTTGCAGAACCATACGTTCCTGCGCTTACACCAGTGTTTGAAATTGCAATCGTGACTGGCGTTGAACCGTTAAATGATGTGCCAGAAAGACCAGTTCCAATCGTTAGAGCAGATGTGGTGCTAGCGTTAACTGTTGTTGAGCCGCCCAAACTAACCGAATTTCCGTTGATGGTAATGCTGCTATTAGTTAGGCCGCTATTGGGTATGGTTGCATTGATTTGGCTTGGTGCTATGCTAATAGAAGTATTGCTAGCAGCAGTTAATTGGCCTTGGGCATTGACGGTGTAAGTTGGGACGCTTGATGCGGAACCATAAGAACCCGCTGTTACTGTGGTATTTGCAATTGCAATAGTGACAGCAGAAGCACCGGTATAGCTGGTTCCAGTTAAACCAGTACCAATCGTCAAAGCATTGGGGTTGACGGCCGTGATGGTTCCCGATGCGCCCAAAGCCACGGCAACACCGTTGTAGGTCACCGATGAATTGGTCAAGCTTGAGTTGCCAATGTTGCTCAGAGTGTTCGATGAACCGCTAATCGTCTTGTTGGTCAGCGTTTGTGATCCGCTCAAAGTGGCAACTGTGGAGTCAATTGCAATCGTGACGGGTGTTGAGCCGTTGAACGACGTTCCCGATAGCCCAGTACCGATGGTCAAAGTTGACGTGGTGCTGGCCGTAATCGTGGTCGAACCACCCAAACTGACTGCGTTACCGTTTATGGTGATGCTGCTGTTGGCCAAATAACTGTTGACAATTGGAGTGCCGTTCCACACGCCGGTGGTGATCGTTCCAACCGTCGTCAGGCTTGTTGAGCCAGCCAACGGCGATGCGCCAATCGTGTTGTAGGACAAAGTAACGGCAGTTGAACCGTTGAAAGTCGTACCAGATACTGCGCCAGTTCCACTGTTGTTCAATGTCAAAGCGGCTGTGGTGCTGGCAGAAACCGTGATTGAACCGCCAAGGCTGACTGAGTTCCCATTGATGGTAATGGAACTGTTTTGCAATCCGCTGTTTTGAATCGCAGAGTTGATTTGCGAAGCATTGATGCTAATCGTTGCGTTTGTCGCATTGGTCAGTTGACCTTGAGCATTCACTGTGAAAGTGGGAACAACCGAGGCCGATCCATACGATCCAGCCGTCACGGCCGTGTTTGAAAGTGCAATCGTGACTGGGGTGGAACCATTGAATGATCCACCTGACAAGCCAGTGCTGATTGTCAAAGCGCTCGTGGTGGCGGCGCTGATCGTGGTGGAACCGCCCAAGCTGACCAGATTTCCATTGATGGTAATCGAACTGTTGGCCAACTGAGCATTCGTGACCGTGCCAGACAATGCCGTGGTGGGAACGGTGGTCGACGCAGTCATCACGCCAGTTCCGTTGCCATAAACGTATCCAGTTAAACTGGATGCGCCCGTTCCACCGCTACCTGCACTCAAAGTCCCGCCAAGGACAATACCGCCCGCGGTGGGTGTTGCAGGGGTCAGGCCGGTCGTTCCACCGCTGAATGTCGTAACGCCTGATCCAGACACCACAGCGCCCCATCCAGAAGCCGTATAAGCCTCCAAGCTGGCGATGTCGGTGTTATATCGGAAAGCGCCATAAGCGGGTGATCCACGCTGCGAAGTCGTGCCAGAGGGCAGTTGAACAAATGAATTACCCGGAAGAGTGGGGTTCGATGCCAATCCAACCGTAGGAGAGCCGCCTGAAGCGTTGCCGTTGGTCACGGCAATCTGGCTGGATGTGCCTTGAAGCGTAAACACGCCCACGGACGTTCCGTTGATCGACAAAATCCCCGTGCCAGATGTGCTGGCAAAGTTTTGTAAGGTGGCGTTCAAACCCACTGTAGGGTTGCCAGCCGTGCCATCGGCGTTGGCAATAGTCAAGCCTGTTCCGACCGCAATTGCGGTGTTGCTGACCGTTGTAGGGCCGGTCTTGACGATCAATCCATTGGATGCGCCGTCCAAAGACTGAGCAGCGCCAGTCAGATTGATTTGCAAAGTGCTGCCTGCGCCACCGTCAGACAAAGACAAACCAGAACCAGTTGTCAAATACCGTGCTTGAGTGAGGCCAGACGTACCGCCAACAGTCAAGAATGGATAGTTCAATGCACCGGCGCCAGAAATAGCACCGGTGGTGGTTTGTACTGTCACCCCATTTTGGACAATTGGGACAGACTCAGTGCCTTGTAGTGCCTGCGCCTGTGGGAGTTCGGTGATCGAAACTTGTGCCATATCAGGGTTGCAATCCAATAATTTGTTGATTCCCGTCCTGTGATGGCGTCTGACCGCTTTGCTCAGTGCTCAAGACTTCACCGCCGTATGGCACAGTCACGATGTCATTCGGATCAACCGCCACACTAACGTCTGGACGTGGGTATTGTAGAGTGATCCGCTCAGTTTTGCGAGCAGGAAGACGGTATGGATCTTTCTCATCCGCACACCCTTGTTGACACACTTTGAGGCCCGGAAAATTTGGATCGGGCATGGCCTCAACAATCGCACGTTTCATCTTGCAACGGTCGCAGATAAAGATTGCAATTGATGCGTTGCCAGTAGTGTCCAGAAAACGAGGCATTGTTTACCTCGTGTATACGCTGATGTTCGGGGCGAAGTAGATCGGCGACTTATCGCGGTTCTCATTCTCCATCATGATGAACAGCTTCTCAGCTTGTGTCTCAAGATATTGAATACGAGGCACGTCCACACCGGGCAAAATCATCGACATTTGGTGCGCCAACATGGTTTGAATGGCCATTTGGGCGTACTGAGGAATCTCAATCTGGCCAGACAAATCACCCACATCCATGATCTGGCGTGAATACCACACCACCATCTGCTCAAATGGGTCACTTGGCGTTGGCCACAGCGTGATCTTGGCTTGAGGGATCGTGCGGTTCAGCCAGAACTGATACGGCTGGTTGGCCGTGAAGTTCTTGTTGGGCAAGTTCGTGTAGTCATCACGGTTCAAACGTGCCATTGTGATTTCTGTGGAGTTGTTACCCACAAAAAACTCAGCCACGCTCAAAGTATTGCCACCAGTTTCACGCATACGGTAATACTGGCATGTCACGCCGGGGTCAATGTCGTACCAAAGCCACTGGCCGCTGACCCATGTGGTCACTCCGGTGTCTTCCAGCAGATTCCATGTGGCGCCGTCATTTGACCATTCCAAATAAATGTGGAACTGGCCAGAAGTGGCGGGCAAGATACCAATCGAACCCGCATAAATGGGGTTATTGCTACCGTAGTTGATGCCGATGTAGCCGTTTGGCGATGTCTGGGTGTCGGCAGTCAGCACATTGTTGTCGAACGCAAGGCCAACAACACCGGATGAGCCAAAGTATCCGCCGTATTGGGCAGGCGTGGGGCGGTCTAAACGGCGATACAAAGCGTTCAAAACGTCATTACCACCCACAGGAAGCAAATACTCAAATTGATCGGCGTTGAAGCCGTAAACCACTTTGTCAATCGCCCAATAGTTGATGCCTTGATTGATCAA